CGAGCCTGGGCATCAATGGGACGTGGACTTCGGAGGCGCTGCAGGGGACCAGAACGGTGACAGGTGCGACCAACGCCACTCCTATTGAGGTCACGACAAGTACAGCGCACGGCTACAGCACAGGCGATACCCTTACAATTCAAAACGTACTAGGCAACACCGCCACAAACGGAACGTGGGAAATTACAGTTACGGGTGACCGTACATTTACCCTTGACGGAAGTATTGGCAACGGAACTATTAGTGGCAATGGAGTGTCTCGCATCCGCAACAACACCGTGGTGCGGCTGGCGTCGGCTTTGACGCAGAACATCGCAAGCACGGGGCCAAATCGAGCAGCGTGGACGGCGAGTGCCGACGTGACGGCAACGCTTTATACCACCGACTTCAAGGAGCATTACCAAGCCGACAGCATCGCCATCGCCGCAGGCTTCACCACCGGCCTGGCGGCCTACTGGCCAACCGGCACGCTCGACCTGTCCGGCTACCAACAGGTCAGCTTCTGGATTCGGCAAAACAGTGGCACCGTAGGCGCCGATGGTGCGGTGGAACTGCGCTTGTGCTCCGATACTGCTGGCACCACAGTCGTCGATACAATCAGCATACCGGCACTGTCTGGCCTCAATCGGTGGAGGCCAGTGACGGTAGACCTCGGCACCAACCTTGGCAGCAGCATCCAAAGCATCGCGCTCTACGTCAGCACCGACAATGGCGCTCAGACGTTCCTGCTCAGCAACATCATCGCCTGTAAAGCCAGCAGCGACCCCGACAGCCTGACGCTAACCAGCCTGATCGGCAAGAACGTCGAGGGCGAAACGTGGTGGGGCATCCAAAGCATCAACGGCACCCGAGTGATGCTCGACAACGAAACCAACGCCGAACCCATTACCACCACCCTGCGCGGCTACTACGGCACCAGCGAAACGGTGACGACGTGGAAGCGCGAAACTATCAAGCTGGGACCGGCGGCCAGCAGCAGCACGGCACTGCAAGCCACCCAAAAGGCAGGAACCGACGGCTCTCCCATCACCTACAGCGGCGGCTGGGACCGGACGGCGATGACCACGCAGAACCTAGAGACGTGGCTGGATGGGATGAATGGAAATGGATATGGAATCAACATCGGACATAACTTTGTCAATATAGACATGCTTGCATTTACTAGATTAAAGAGAGGCTTGTCGAATAGCGCTGGAAGTTTTTGCTCTTTTTCTCTGGCTGCAGCGAACAACAATGGCAATGCCTTAGTTATTTCTCTGCCAATAAATACAATAACTTTAGGACATGCTGCGGCTAACAGTAGCTCTATTAACATTGAGGCCGGTCCTTGCACCTTTGTGTTAAATCATGGAATTATTTCTGGCGGATCTGCCGGTATTTATGGCAATGGTGCCAATGATTTCAAAATGCTGCAGGGATCGGGCAATGGCATTATTGCGAATAACCACACAAGTGCATTAAGCATTACAAGTAATGCAAGTGGGCTGTTTGCGGGGTTGGAATTTACAGCTAATGGAACGTCTTCCATTGGCAGCACTTATATAAAACTTGCACTGTACAAATGTTTAGTAAGCGACAATACTGAAGTCAGCAGTCCAGAGATTGGACCCGGAACTGTTTTTTCACAAAATCACGACCAAACTGCCGACAATCACAAAATCTTTCTCAGCTACGCCCTAATCTCCAGCGCCACCGATCAGCGCAAAACCGCCAGCGGCATCAGTTGGAAAATCCAGCCCACGAATACCCTCCGCTCCGCATCTTGGCCCGTTCCCCTTTCCCTCGCCAAAGTCGCCTGCGCCGCCAACGCTGCGGTCACCATCAAAGCCTGGATGCGCCGCAGCAATACTGGCTTGACAATGCGCCTGGTCTGCAAAGGCGGCCAGATTGCTGGCGTCGCCAGTGACGTGGTGAGCAGCATGACCGCTGATGCCGACACCTGGGAAGAACTGACCATCACCTTCACCCCAACCGAGGTGGGCGTGGTGGAGATCACCGCCGAAGCCTGGGGCGGCACCACCTATTCCGGGTGGGTTGACGACATGACCATCTCGCAAATCTGATCATGACCTATCACGTCCACGCAGTTGAACAAGACCTCGCCGGCAAGTGGTACGCCCGTGTGGTGATCACCGAAACAGAGGCGCAGTTCTTCAAGTTTCAGGACTACCCCACCATGGCCGAAATCCAAGACGCCGCTGTCGCCTATGTGGCCGCACAGCAGGCGGAAGTGGAAGTGACCGATGTCGTTACCGAGGCGGAGGATTCCGATGCCCCTACCGAGTGAGACCGACCTAGCCTCCCTCGACGTTGCTTACCTCGGCCAGCCATTTGTGCAGGTCGAGGCCAAGCACATCCAAACCGAAACACTGAATGTTGCCTACCAAGGCAATCCCTTCGTTGCGATCTTCTACTCGCTCCCGAAGAACACCGACCTAGCCAAGCTCGACTACGCGTACCTCGGCCAGCCGTTCTGCCAGGTGGAGGCATCAAGCCTCGACACTGAGCTGCTCGACGTTGCCTTCCTTGGATCGCCCTTCGTAGCTGTTGGCCCGGCAACAGCGGCAACCCCAGTAACTCCGTCCCTGCTGAACGTCTACGTCAACGTCAGCGGCACCTGGAAGCAAGCCAGCGCCGTCTTCGTCAACGTCAGTGGCACATGGAAAACGGCAAGCACAATTCGGCCTAACGTCTCAGGCGTGTGGAAGTCGTAGTGGTCGTCACTAGGAGCAGCTGCATCACGGTGAGCTGGGCACTGCACCAACGCCTCATCAATGCCAGCGACCACCAAGGCCGCAGCCTGAGCAACCTGGCGGCCCACCTGCTGGAGCTGAGCTGCCCATCCATACGCTGAAGGTAATTGGCGTGAACGCCTGTGGCTGTCAAGTCAAAGGCTGGCATCGGCAGCACACGGACACTGTTCACGCCGGGCAAACCGAAGCGCACCAGGCAAGGCGCTGGCCAACATTCCAAGCCAAACCACGGCAGGAAGAAACCTAGAGGCCAAGGCCGTGGATGAAAGAGTGCAAGCCAACTGGCTGAAAGTGAAGCTCGCCCTTGAGGCTGCAGGCAAAACCAACTGCCACATGTACATGCGTGCCTGTATGGCGGTAAAGACAGGCCGCGATCCGGGCCATCCGTTTGCGCGGTGAACAGAATGAAGCCGTAGCGCCCTGGTGCAGATGAGTAGCAAGCGCGAGCAGATCCTTGCCGCCATCACCACCACGCTGGCCGGCACCACTGGGGTGAGCACCAGGATCTACCGCTCAAGGGTGGAGGCGTTTGCGCGCAATGAAGCGCCGGCCATCGTGATTGAACCCAGCACGGATGTTCCTGCAGAGGAGCTGGTGAGCACCTGCAAGATCGACTGGCGGCTGCCAGTCTTGATCGCGGTCTACACCCGTGGCGCCATCCCAGATCAGATTGCCGATCCGATCATCACAAGCTTGCATGGCAAGCTGATGGCGGATCGAACCCTTGGCGGCCTGGTGATGGACATTTGGCCAGGATCAGTGGATCCGCAGATGGAGAAGGCTGATCAGCCAGCACTCTGGACCGTCTGCACGTACAACGTGCGGTATCGCACCAGCGTGACAGACCTCAGCAGCTGAGGCGATCCGTAGCCTGATGGTGGCGTGAACACCTGTTGATTGTGGCGAAGGACATTCCCCCGCTCCCATCAGTTGGTGGCTCGTATCTGCTGGATAAAAAAAAGAACCAGTGGGTATTGGTTGACGAAGCGCCAGCTGCAGACCTGACTATCCCCGAATCCAATGGCACTGACACGGAAGCGCCTGCTGCTGGCCAAGATTGAAAGCACCTACGGCACTGATCCAACGCCTGCAGGCACTGATGCAGTGCTGGTCAGCGCCTTGGAAATCCAGCCGCTGCAGCTTGAACTGAAGGATCGTGAGCTGATCCTTGGCTACCTCGGCAACACCGAGAAAGTGGTGGGCCAGCGCTTGGTGGGGCTGAGCTTTGATGTGGAGATCGCCGGCTCTGGCACTGCGGGCACGGCGCCGAAGTGGTCGGCGTTGATGCAGGCGTGTGGGTTCAGCGAAACCATTGTGGCCAGCACCAGCGTCACCTATGCCCCAGTGAGCAGCGGCTTCAAGGGCGTCACGCTGTATTACTTCGCTGATGGTGTGCGCCACAAGGTGACCGGCTGCCGCGGCACCTGGAGCATGAATCTGGAGGCCGGTGAGATTCCGAAGATCAGCTTCGAGTTCACCGGGATCTACAACGCCCCTACCGATGAGAGCCAGCCTGCGCTGACCTACAGCAACCAGGCTGATCCGGTGGTGGTGAACAGCGCCAACACCACACCCCTGAAGGTGCATGGCTATTCAGCCTGCCTGGAGTCATTCAGCCTGAGCTTGGCCAACGAAACGCCATTCCGTCAGCTGGCCGGTTGCACGCAGCAGGTGCTGATCACTGATCGCAAGCCTGAAGGTGAGGTGACGATTGAGGCGCCCACCATCGCCGGCAATGACTTCTTCGCGGCTGCCAGCGGGCAGACGCTGGACGAGTTCAGCTGGACCCATGGCACCACCGCCGGCAACATCGTTACCTTTGCAGCGCCAACCTGCAATCTGGGCGCACCTGAGTACGAAGACAGCGACGGCATCATCATGCTCAAGCTGCCGTTCATGCCGGTGCCGACCGCTGCCGGCAACGATGAGTTCACCCTTGCATTGACCTGACCCTATGGCCTTTGTTCTCTCTCAGACGCCCACCTACAGCTGGCCGGTGTCGTTTGACATGCCAGTCGATGGTGGGCGTTTCAGGCGCGAGTCGTTTGAGGCGGTCTTCAAGCGGCTGCCGCAGTCCAGGGTTGAAGAGATCATGGCGGCAGAGCAGGCGCTGCGTGTCTCGTTCCAGCAAGGCAACGATGATCTCAAAGAGCGGATGGCAGAGGTGCGGAGCCATGCCGCTGAGATCATGGTGGGCTGGAGCGGCATCAAGGACGTGGATGGCGGCGAGGATCTGCCATTCACTGAGGCTGGCCTGAAGCAGCTGCTTGAGGTGCCGATGATGGCCGCATCAATTCTGCAGGCGTATGGCGAAAGCTTGCAGAAGGCAAAGGCAAAAAACTGACCGGCGCCGTGGAGCATTGGTTCCATGGCGACAGCGGAGGCGGTGAAGAGTTGATGGCTGACGCCCAGGCGGCTGGCATCGAGCTGCCTGCATCGGTGTTTCAGCCAAAGGTGTATCAGGTGTGGGCTGAGAACTGGCCGGTGGTGGAGATGTTCCTGCGGGTTCAGACGCAGTGGCGCACCACGTCAGGTGGAGTGATTGGTTTGGATTATGGGGTGGTGCTGCAGATGGCTAGCCTGAGTGGGTCACCTGATCCTTTGGCGTTACTTGAGGATCTGTTTGTGATGGAAGTCAAAGCCCGTGAACTCCTGAACAAAGCAGCGGAGAAGAAGTAGCCATGGCATTGAACATGCAAGCGCTGCTGAAGATTCGTGCTGATGTGCAGGGCGAAGGCGCTGTGCAGAGTTTGGCCACCAAGCTGGGTGGCCTTAACCGAACTGCAGGCACGGTCAGGCAAGGCTTTGGCAGCTTGGGCAATGCCGCTGTCGGCCTGGGGTCTGCATTAAGCGGATTGGCTGTTGGCGGCGCCTTGAAAGGCGTGATGGCAACGTTTGGGGAATATCAAGCGGATATTAAAGTGCTGGAGAATGGTCTCAAAAACTTAGGAGGCAACGCGCCACAGTATCTTGAGCCATTGAAGAAGATCGCATCTGATCTGGGGGAATTGACGCTATTCAATGAATCGGATTTCAATAAGGGCTTTGGGCTGCTCACATCCTTTGGAAATATCGGAGTCAGCAGTTACGAGAGGGTGGCTAAGGCGGCTGCAGATGTGGCGCAAACATCTGGAACAGATGTAAGCGCTGCCATGATGCAGCTAGCAAAAGCATTGAACGATCCTGCCAAAGGCCTTACGGCTCTTGCTAGGTCAGGTATTCAGTTCACAGAAGCACAAAAAACCATGATTGAATCCATGGTTGATTCTGGAAACATTGCTGGAGCGCAAGAGCTTATCTTCAAGGAGCTTGAGAAGCAGTATGGCGGCAATGCTGCAGCCGCAGCCACTGGATATGCTGGCGCATTGGATACGCTTGGAGAGAAATTTTATGATCTGCAGAAGGCTGCGGGGCCATTGATTGAAGCTGGCTTGACGCCGCTGATCCAAGCTTTGACGAAAACCCTTGAGATTCTTTCAACAACTTTGCTGCCAGCCATAAATGCGCTGCCAGGCCCAATCAAAACCATAATTGGATTGGTTGGTGTGCTGACAGCGGCGTTGCTGGTTCTTCA